ATTAATTCGTATTTTTCTCTTGGCTTCCAGGTTGAAAATAATTGATCAAAGGCCTCTATTACTCTTTTACCTTGATGATCACCTGTAAACCCAGCCTCATCTCCAGTAGCCCATTCTCTACCTGCTAAACCTAATTCAGCACGTTCCTCAGGAGATAAATTATAAACATTCATAATCTGTTTAGCTGCATCTTCTGCTTCACACCTGTCATCAAAGATATAAGGTGTTGGAGGTGAACCAACGATTGAACGAGATGTTGGGTATACTGGAAAAGCCCACTTACCATGTTTTTTATAAGTACCTCTATGGTTTGAAGGAATTTCTGGAGATGGAACATACCAATCACCATTTTCATCTTCAAATCTCATTTGGTCTTGCATACCACCTGTTACGTTGGCAATAATAGGTCTACCAGCTAAAATAGCTTCAGTTAAACTTAATCCCCAACCTTCATTAGATGTTAACAAAATTTGAGCATCTGTACTATTGTACATCATGTTCATTTGTCCATTATCAAATCTAGCATCAGTAAAGATAACATTATACTGTTCACCATTTAATAATAACTCAATTACAGCATCTAAATCAGTACCATGTTCGTTAACTCGTTCTGTATGAAGTACTAAACAACATTTTTTAGCTTGTTCAATAGATAATTGATCAATAAAAATTCTATATGCTAAAAGTGTATCTGGGATTTGTTTGCGTCTGATGTTTCTTGAGTTAAACAATAAAGCAAAATCATATTCTTTACCTTTGAATAATTGCTTTTTAAATTCCTTTAAAGCAGAATCATTTTTGTCTATTGGTTTAAAAATATCATGATTCAGTCCGTGAGGAATATACTTAAGAATTCTTCTATCAGCAGCATCTCCTAATACTAATCTATTAATATTAACTGTTTGTTTTGAAATACCCATCAACAAATCACATGCCTCATAGAATGGTTTGTTATACAAAGGTGCTGGGTAATCATCCCAAATATTTAAATAAGTAATAGGGATTGTTCTACGGATTTCGTTTTCCATCATAAACAACCAAACAAAATAACGAGGATCAGTAATCAGCATAATTGCATCTGGTTTCTCAATTTTGATTAATTGTCTTAAAACATCAGGATTACCATACTCATCAACAGGATATAAAGTAACAGATGTATCTGTTAATCCTGTGGTATCGTTGGTTGATTGTGATAAATCAAAACGTTTTCCATTGTCTGGATGTTTAATAGCTCCTCCAATATTTACCCAATTAAAATGTTGGGCAGTATGGATTACAATTTCTCTACCTACTGTTGCTACACCAGAGTGAACTCGGATGTCATCACAAATAAGCATAATTTTCTTCCTCTTATCAGGAGGTAAGTAAGCAAAACTTGAATTCATGTGTTTTTTAGTTTTTTATTTCTAGGTTGTTGTGTGAATGAACTTTTTTACGAAAATCATCATCTGTAAGATACAAATGAATAGTGCGGTCGGCAAGTTTTTGTAAAGAAAATTTGTACTTAACACAGGCAATCTTGAAATCATCGAATAACTCGCTCTGTACTTTCACAGAGGTTAATGTCATATCCTTTTTATTTGTCATAGCTTTTATTATTTTTTTGTTATATATAAATATATGTAGATCCCTTAAGATATACCTTTATTACATAATTCTTTATTATTTTTAAAAGGACAATATTTACAAGTATTGAGAGCAGGATTTGGTTCATGAACTATATCTTTATAAGAACCATCTGTGTTAAATACACCTTCTATAAAACTTGTTACAGCATTTACTGCTTTATTCAATTTTACTTTACCAGATGCTGGAGTAAACTCTTGTATTCTGGATAATGGGTATGGGGAATTTTCCCATAATTTACGTTTAACAATAAAAAATTCAATGTCAATTTTATTAACTTCTACTCCAAATTGTTTAGCAAAGAAGTATTTATAGAGAATTAATTGAAATTGTTTTGTTTCATCTTTTTTCTCATAATCGCTCCAACCCTTAGTAGATGTTTTAATATCTAAGATTTTAAAGCTATTAGTTGGTTCATGATATAAAACAACATCTAAATAACCTTTGTATAAAACATTATTAAATTGGGGTAGTGGAGTTAAAACAATAGGAACTTCACAGCCTACTAAATACCAACCTCTTTTCCCAAAATGGCCACCTCTATTTTTCTTTACAACTTTAATAATTTCAAGTCCATCTTCATAAAATTCCTTCATTTGGACAGGATCACTAAAATGTACTTTTTTATTTAACTTATAATCTTTTAAGTATGTTTCTCTAAAACGTTCCTCAAAATAAGCCTCTAAATCAATTCTGTCTGCTTCAGCACCACTTATCTCGTATATAGTTGTTATATAGTGTTGTAAGGTTTCGTGCAACGCTGTACCAAACGTCATGTGAATCGATGCCTCAGACGTGTAGAAACCGTCTTTATACTGTAAAGACCATTTGTGTGGGCAATTAGTATACATAGAAAATTGACTATACGAGATCGACTTATGAAACGCATAGTTAACTTCCTTGACAGGTTGCTTTTGTATTTGTTTTACAATAGCAGGTATTTTTTTCTTCTTAGCCACCTAAGGTTTTCTTAAGTTTTTCAAGATATAAAATACCATCTTGAAGTTCTTGCTGAGCATGATTAATCCAGTCTAATACAGATAAATCCTGTCTGTCTAAGGTATGTCCGTATTTTTCTTTACCTTGAGCTGCTCTGGAAATAAAACTATCAACAATAGAATCTACTACTGAGTCTGTTTTAATAACTGTTCTTGTTTCTGGGTGTTCCCCTACAATTCCTAAATCGCTGTTTTTTGTCATTTAACTTCTTTTAATAACTTCTTTATTTCCTTTTCGTCAACCCCTGATTTTTCAAGGATTTGTTCTACTCCGGCTTTTTTTAATAACTCAATGTATTCCTCTGCCTCACCCAATGATACTGTAAAGTGATTAGCAATGTGTTGTAACAATTGTTCGTTTGATTTTTTACGTGAACTTTTCACGTACTTAAGGAAGACATTTTTCTTAGGTAACATATGGCAGTAATATTTATAGGTTTTTTCTTTTTCGGGATATGGTATCCTTTGGCCATAATTAGCAACCTCAGTATACTCCTCATACATACTAACAAATTTATGTATTAACCATGGATTAAATGAAGACTGTTGATCTTCTGTAAAAGAAGACCAAGCTGATTTCGTTGTTGTTATTTCCTTAAGCCAATCAAATATTGTCATTTATTAGTCCATTGAATAGCCTGTTGAATCACCTTCAAATTCTGCTCTTAATTCTTTAGGTAATAGTTCTACAAGTACATTTCCGTTTTTTACATCATAAAAACAGGGTACTGGAATAACTCCGTCTTCTGATGTACCTGTTACAAAGCGAGATACTTTACGTAAAATAACTCCCTCAGCAAAAACGTGATTGCCTTCTGGTGATGTGATTGCTTGTGTGTTTTTGATGTCAATATTGACATTCATTTGTTGTTTATTATTCATTGTTTTCTTTTTTATGTTTTTTCCATTCAATCCAAAATCCAGTTGCTACTAAAATATTCATACCAACTGAGGCTAATATTTCATAAATGTCTTCATATACATTCATAGTTAAGTTAATATGTCCTACCGCCCAAAACGGTATAGACAAATTACTAGCTATCCACACTATAAAGAACATTATGAATTTCTTCATATTACTCTTTTACTTGAAATTAATGACAAGATTCTAGATATCAAAGCCATTTGGTTTATCTCTTTATCAACTCGAAAGTTGGAATGATATTGATATTCTTCAATATAAATTACTACCTCACCTACACTTAATGGAGCATACTTTTCTACATTGTCGTATAGGAACCTAAACATATCTTCAAAATCACTTACATTTGAATCAGCAATTATTTGTCTAATGTTATTAAACGATTTAGATGTTGGTTTACATAGTTCCGCGAGCACCTTGTTTTTGTAGCTATTAGACACTAATATACTCTTATCTACAACTATTTCATCGCCGTTAACACTCATTTGTAATGTGTTAAGCATTTTACGAATATCAGGATAGTGTTGATTAATAACTAATTTCAAATCATCAGCACTACAATCAACTTCCTCCTGTTTAAAGATATTCATAATATGATAAGCAATATCTTGTTTTGATGGAGGTACAATTTTTAATACCTGGCAACGAGATTGTAGAGGATCGATTACACGTTCAATATAGTTACAAGTTAAAATAAAACGAGTTGATCTTGAAAATGTTTCAATGATATTACGAAGTGCTGCTTGGCCCTGAATTGTAATATAATCTGCTTCATCTAAGATAATTACTTTAAATGGTTTAAATGAGGCAACAGAGGCAAAACCTTTAACTTTTTCCCTAATTGTGTCAATCCCGTTTTCATCACTTGCGTTGATGTACAAATATTCACAATCAAGATTATTAACAATAAGTTTTGCTAATGTGGTTTT